TCTGAGCCGCATGGGTGGCAGGATTGAGAAGTTCTGCCCGTCTGTAAGCCGTAGGAAGATCGAAACCTAAGCTGATCTCGTTCTTTACGATCTCTCCAAAAGTCGGTTCATCTATCCTCGGATGAGTTTCAGCGAACTGATCGATCGCGCTCCGAGTGTAGGTGAACTGCTGCTGGTATTGCCGCTCATACTGCATCTGTTGGTTCTGTCTTTCAAGAGCAGAAACCTTTTGATGGAGCTCCCCAATCTGCTGGGAAGCAGCTTGCTGGCTATTGCCTAGCTGCACCTGCTTGAGTTGCTCTGGGCTTGAACTGAGCACATGGTAGGCAATGTCACGCAACCCGAGCCGCTGCCCGGTCTGCGGATCCTTGAGGTCGAGGTTGTAGATAATCTGGTCTAGGCCAGCAATTGGGTCCTGCCGCAGCTTGGTTTCGATGCCGACGAAATTGTCCAACGCCTTCTCCAGCGTGGTGCCGTGCTGCTGCGCCATCTGGTGATACTTGGCGATCGGCTTGAACGCCTCGGCAACCCCTTGATAATGCTGCACTGCCTTGCCGAACTCCTGGTGCATGCGGGCGACCTCGCCGCGCACCGTCTCCGGGGTATCGGCCCAGTCCCGCTTGCCGTGCTCGGCCATCCGCGGCGGCGGATCGGCGTAAGGGGCGTGCGGTGGCAGCCGCTTATAGTCCCCTGTTTGTTCACGAACTTGAAATGGGGCATTTAGACCCTGTTTCTCGGTCTGTTCTCCCGACGCGACATTTTCTGCCTGATTTGTCGCGTCTCGCGGCGCAAACCGGCCCTTATCGCGCGGCTGCGGCTGCTCGTCGGGCCGCTTCTTGAGATCCAGTTTGGGGGTCTCTTCAGGCGGCTGGTTGTGGCCGGCTTTAGCTTCGGCGGCCGGTGGGGCCTCCTTGGGCTTGGGTCGTTCGCCCTTGGGCGGCGGGTTCTGGGCGCGGTCAAACGCGGCCTGCAGGCTGCCCCGCACGCTCTTCTCCGGGACCGGCACCGCCTGCTGCGGGATGGGCCTCGGCGCGTTGGTTGGGGCTGGGTTGATCGGCACCTCGCTGCGCGCGGGCGCCGGCTGCGGGGCAGGCTGAGTGGCTGGCGCGGCACTGGGTGCGGGCGCTGAGGTGTCGGTCATGGTGATTTCCTTCCTTTTACGGTGTCCGCACCTTCTGGAAGGCGCGTTGGAGAGCCTCTCGGCGCCCAGCCTTCGCGGCAGGCGTCATCGAGCCCTGCCCCTTGGGCTTGGCGGGTAGTTTCTCGTTGCCGACCTCGATCAGCCCGAGCGATCGGCCGACTGCGCGGTACTGTCGTTTCGAGGTGTAGAAATTGCCGTCAACCTGCTCTGTCGGCTCCATGGTGTCGGAGATCACCATCGGCGTCGGCAGGTCGGACCGAGCTGGGGTCAGCTCGGCCCGCTTGATGCGCCATCGACCTGGCGCGATTTCGACTAACTCAACCATCGTTCTCTCAGCGTTTTTTCGCTTTCTTGCCCTTGCCCTTGCCCGGAGGCTTGGGCTTGGCCCGCTTGGTCTTGCGGGCCGCAGCCGGCACCTCAGGCTCGAGGAACTCGAACTCGACCTCCTCGCTCTCGTAGCCGCCGTTCTTGACCGTCACCGGGCAGACCGCGGGCACCACGAACAGGCTAGGCTTGACGATCGTGGTGACCTCGTTCTCGCTGACGAATACGGTCGGCTCGTCCAGGCCGTTGAACGTGATCACCGATTTATCGGTGAACCCGCTGCCGTGGACATGCATGGTGATGTCCTCGGCAGACCCGGCCTCGACTTCGTCGGGCTCCAGTTCCTCGATCTCCGGCGTCTCGTACTCGGTGCCGATGCCGCCGGCCTCGCCGCCAGCGCCCTCGCCTGCTCCCTCCGGGATCACCTGCGAGCCCGGCGGCTCGTTGATGCTCTCAAAGGGGCTGCCGGTCGGGCTGCCGGGGGGCAGGGTCTTGTTTTCAGGATTGCCCATCTAGCGGTCCTCCTTCGTGCCAGGACGCGGCCCCCTCGGTCCCTCGCCGGGCTGAACGCCTTCTTCGGCCGATCGCCGCGGGTAGTTCTGGTCGACGTGGGAAGGCTCGTTGATGCTCTCCCACCGGCCGGTGCGGTCGAAGCCGGGGCCGTTGATCGAGCCCGCCGGCGCATCAGGGTTAACCTGCCGGTGGCCGGGATTGCCAGTGATGTCCTCAAGGTCAAGGCGGGTCGCCTTGTTGAACTTGGTGTCCGGCGCCGGCTGGTTGGCCGGGTCCATGCCAGGCGCGTTCTTGTCGTATTCGCGCTGCGGCTTGGTGGCCGGGTTGTTGCTTTCCTCGCGCCTCGCCGCCAGATCCCACGCCTCTTGCTGGCGCTTCTGTTCGCGCTCGCGATCCTGGTCGGAGATGCCCACCGCGGGCTGCAACTGGCCCTGCTGGCCCTGCTGCTGGCCGGGCTGGGTCTGCGGCAGGCCGCCCGCCTTGGACTGGTCGATGGTCGAGCCTGGTTTGACCATGTTCTTGCTGTCGGGCTCGTCGTTACCTTGGTTTTTTGGGTGTGCCATTATCGTCTCCTCGTAAAATCGCCTTGCATCGGTGTAACGAACGAGCGGGCTTTACGTCCAAGTAAATGTTTTGGCGGTGCCGACCGGCGTGCCGCCCAGTTTGACCTCGACATTCCACACGCCGGCGTCGGGGCTCTTCTTGACCGCCGCCGTCAGCGTCGTCGAGTTGACGAAGGTGGTGGTCTGCTCGACGTTGTTGGCCCAGATACGGCAGCCGGGCACAAAGCCCGTCCCCGTCACCGTGATCGTGGTGGTGCCAGAGGTGCCCTTTGCCGCCGTGGTCGGCGAGATCGAGGCAAAGGTAGGCGCCGTTGCCGGCGACAGGCTGGAGGCGTGGTCACGGTTGGGGTTGGTGGTGTAGTTGCCGAGATCCGAGAACGAGATCGTCGGCGCCTCGGCGCGACTGCCCGGCGCCACCACGGTGACTTCTGTCCCCTTGCCTTCGTGGTCGATGCTCGGAAAGTTAGCGTTGTCGGCTGATGCCGTCTTGGCTGCGAACACGGTGAGCGTGCCGGCGGTGCCGTCGTCGGCAACCGGCTGGGTCGGGGCGTTCGGCGGCGTCTGGCCGACGAACGAAAAATTTGTTGGGGGGGTCGGGCTCGGTGGTGTCACTGTTATGCTGCTCTGCGCCATAGTATTTCTCCGTTGCTGAGGTTACGATAAAGCGCGACGGCCAGACCTTGCCGGGTCTGACCGCCACTTGACCCTCGAACCGTTGGAGCGGCGCGATGCCCAAACTCATTGATATCACAGGTCAGCATTATGGCCGCCTAACTGTTCTTGCGATCGCTCCGCGAAGACGTGGAGCGCGCCCATCATCCAGTCGTCTTGTGCCATCACACGTTCCCATCCCAGCCGTGCAGGTACAGTTGCATCGACAGCGTTCCGATCAGGCCGACAAGATCAAACTCGGAATTGTAGATGATGAGCCTGTTTTCCGGTGACCATTCCCAATAGCTTGACCCGCCGCGCCATGGGTTCCACATCTTCGCTGATCCGGGCGTCTTGGTGCTTTCAAACTGCCCCGACGTGTTGTCGGCGTTGAAAATCAGTGGGCCATCATTCCCGCTAACTCCCGAGAGACTGCCAGCAAAATTGCTAAACATGAAAGATGTCCCCCACGAAAAATATCCATAGGGATTTATGCCATTCGGTCCAGCCGTGCCATTTTTATAGCTGTCCTCATGAAGTAAACAGATGAACGGCCGCGGCCCCATGCCAGTGACGAACGCCTTGCCGGTAAGGTTTGCGCCCTGTATCCACGACGCACCCGCCTGCATCACCTTTATGTAGTCCGATGAATAGGACCCTGCGACGATCCCGTTGATCGCGACATAATTCATGTGCGCCTGAAGAACGGGAAATACGCCGGGCTTGGTCCCGCCACCAGTGCCCGGAGGTGTCGAGGAAAACATCAGCCCCATGTATGGAACGACAGGGTTCAACCCGGTCGCAGCATGCGGGACGTTGTAGCTGCCCTGAAACGCAGCCTTTGCTGCCGCGTTTGCGCCCGGTGTTGCGCAATAGTCAAAAGCACCAATTGTCGCTGGCAGCAGATTGTACATGAAGGTGTTGCTGAACGTGAATGTCGCACCAGTGCCCAATCCCGTCGTACTTGCTATCGTGGGCGGACTGGGCACAGCAGTATATTGGCCGCTATGCATCATCCTGATCGCTGTAATTATCCCGCCACTGACCGCCGTCACAAGAAGCAGCGCCGGGTACGACCCCGTCCCACCGCCGATCGTGATGTAGTCGTTAACGGCATATCCTGTCCCACCATTGGTGATGGTGGGAAGATACAGCGTTTTATGCTCGATAAAATTGCCGTAGGGCGATTGCCCTGCACTGCTCCCCAGCAAACGATAAAGCGACCCCGCCGCATCGAACTTCGCCTGGATCGCACGACCGGGAACGCCATTGGTGTTCTCGTTTAACATAAGCATCGCGTCATTGTATGACGCCGTACTCCAGCCCGCCTTGGTCTGCAGGTTGAGCGTGGTTTTGTAGTAGGCGTCACACGTTGCCACATTGGTAGCGAGACCATCCGCCCACGAATAGGCGGCAATGGCTGACGTCTTGTAGGCATCCCCGAGCGCGGTAAGGCTGTAATCGTAAGCTATCTGTGCCAGCTGTGCGGCCAGACCGGCATACATGAACGTCGACAAATGGTCTGCCGCATACGAGAACCCCATCACGGTCTGGCTCGTCAGCGAGCCGCCCGCGCTGACGCCGCGATAATAATCGATCGGCTCGGGATAGTTAGGCACCTGCGAGCCAAACGAGCCGTAACCATAGCCGCCCCAGATCGAGCCGTTGCCGTTCTGCGTCGTTCTGTAGGCTTCGGCGTACCAGAACAGTTCGTGGAATAGCGGCGGCAACGCATCTGTGCCGGCAAACAGCACAGGATCTAGCACCGCGCTGCTTAACGGTACCGTGTACAGTGTAAAGCGAGATGGTTTCGGGATGTTGCGAAACACCAGAGCGAGCATCTTCCAGCCGGGAATATGATCATAGGCCGGGCCGTCATTGTCGCCCGCATCCTGATGTCCCGGCCTGCCGCCAGTTCGTGTCGTCGTAACGAAACCCGTCCTGGCAAATCCAGCCACGGTTGAATTGGAAATCGATAGCCCCGTCGGACTTGCGTAGGTGAATGTGCTTGCACCCGTCGATGTCGCAATATCTCCCGTGCCGTGATTGTAAGTCGCTGGTGTGCAGCCCTGCACTTGAATGCCAAACTTTTGCCCGACAGTAACGCCGTGCGGCGCAGTCGTTGTCGCCGTCACGGTCGCAGCGGGGCAGGTCAGTCCGCTCAACGTAAGTGTTCCAAGGTTCACATAAGCGCCGAGGCCCGCTCCAATAACGTTTCCCGCTCCCGCCGGGGAGAAGGCCTGCCCGCTCTCGCTGGTGAACACGGCAGGCAATGTGGATTGATAGTTGGTAACGCCGTTGACGCCATCGACCATCGCGCTGCCGCGCGAGTACCCGCTACTGCTACTAACGGCAATGCCCATCCTGAGATTGAAAATGCCTTCATGCAATTGCGCTGCGGCCAGTGCCCATGCATCCGACTTGATCTGGAACGGGTCGCTGATGCCGTAGCCGGGAATGTAGATGTAGTGCGTCCCACTCGCGCCCGGCGTCCAGCCGCTGAAATCGAGGCCAAACACAAACGTGCCCGCGCGATTGGTGTTGAAGCACTTGAACACCTTGTTGTTCACGCCGCCGAGCGCAGTGCTTAACAGAGATGTGTTAGTGAACGTCCCCAGACCGACAGTGCTGTAATCGGAAAGCGTAATGGTATTGGCGTCGACAACCCTCACCGTGGGCGCAACCCAAAAACTGCCTACGGTGTAGCCGGGCGGGTTCTCCAGCCCCGTCATGCCATTGATACCCATAAACCGCGCCTTGTCGCCAGTGACAAAACCATGGCCGGGAATGGTGAACCTGTTGACGTCGGCGGCGGCATTCGTCGCAGCTGTGATTGTCCAACCCTGCGACATGTCCGCAATGTCCATGCCAGTGTCGTAGCCTTCACCCGTCACGGCGTTGGCGTTGCATCGCTGTACAATCGAACCGGTGTACACCGTCGCCTTGGCGCTGTTCAGGATCTGAAACGATGATTTCCCGTAGGTGTTGATAAAGTCGACGGTGCCCTTGTTAGCCCCGCCGGGAATGCGCGCCGAGAGGTAGGCATAGCGCAGTCCGTCGTTGGGACGCTGGCCGACGTGATTGACCTGAATGCCACCCGCCCGCGTCAGCTTGTCGTTATAAGTAAAACTGAAGGTCGGAACCGTCCTTGGCTGGCTGTTGGCGATGGTAATAAGTGTACCGTTAGCTGGCACAGCACTCAGCTTCAAATACACCGTATGCCGCTGCGTAAGTATGCTGTCGGTGCCGGGAGTGCGCGCCTCTCCCTGCCCGTTGGCCTCGTCGCGATAGTAGACCGCCGTGGCCGTCGCCCCCGTCACCGTGTAGTTGGCAAGCGTCCGCAGCGCGACCTTGTCGAGATAACCGAGCGGGTTCGGCTTGTCACTGTAGCGCACCCGGTCCTTATTCGGACCAAACACGCAGCAATACTCCAACGCCCCGCCGACAGGGTTATTCCTCTGCACCCATGTATCATAGGCAAAACCGCTGAACGATCCGGTCTCGATATTGCCGGGAATAATCGGCGGATCGTTTGCCGTGAACGCCACAATGTCCGGCGTTGCCATCCAGACGCCGCTGAGGGCAAGTGTTCCGAAACTGAGAATGCTCATGACCAGTTACCAAAGCCAGTGGGGCGTGTCATCGCGTAAGTCGAGCCGCCGAAGTTAGCGGTGAAATTATCGCCATTGATTTCCATCGTTAGCATGGGCCAGAAAGGTCCGGTCAATGCGTCTGGCGATCCCAGATCAATACCGCCAACGCCAGTGGCGGGGTCGGCTGTGCCGCTGTTATTCCAGTTGCCCGTGGTGCCGCCAGTTTTCTTGCGAAACCAGACCCGTTTTGGCGTCACACCAAAATCAATCGCCACCGCACAGATATCCCCTGTCGCAGCAGGTTGTATTGTTGCCCTGACACCTGATCGCATGACTTCCCCGGTGCCAAACTTCCATATCGCGCTGGTAAAGCCACTCCCACCCAGCTCGGTGGTCGTTACAGTTCCATCGGCAAAACCGACACCTTGCCCGTCAGGGTTCAGGGAATTTATAGTCAGTTCAAAATAATATTTTCCCGTCGACTTCCCGCTGCCGCTGCCAAACAGGTTCGCGTAGAACTTATTAGCGGCGAGAGAAGACGTTAGCTTGTCAGGGGACAGAACGATGTCTGCATGCTTCCTGACGGGATCCCAAGTAATGGTGCTTACACCTTGTGTCCACGTCGCCGAACTGACGCTGGATTGATTGCCCGCCGTATCTTCTTGCATGTAGTAGGCGTACCGCGTGCCATCCGTCACGCCGGTCGCCGTTGCGGTTTTTGCGCCGGACGGGGATGCCGCCTGCGACCCGGCATATATCGCCGCCGCTCCGGTGTTGTTCTGACCGAGCTTGATCTGAGCAGCCGTTGGCGGCGTGGCGCTGCCCGTCACTACATAGTACAGCGTTCCGCTAGCCTCGTTGACCGTCACCGACAGCGTGGCTGTCGTCGCCGCAAGCATCACGCCGCCCGGCGCGGTCAGTGTCGGCAATGCCGTGTCGATCACGATAACAAGGGCACCCGACCAGCTGCTTGCGTCCGCACCGCGCAAGTGACGGACGGTGATGGAATTGCTGCCTTCGGCAAGCGGCGTGTTGAGAGAGATGATCGACATCACCACCTCCAGCGCCGTGACGGTATGAGTTGCGACCAGCACGCCGTTGCTGCGGACCTCAATCACGTCGTTCTCGATCGGCTGATCGACGCCCCAGTCGATGTTGATGTCCGGCGTGGTGTCGGAGGTGATGTTGTCGGTGGACGATGTCCCGGTATCGGTCGCCGTCGTCAGCGACGTCAGCGTTGGTGTCGCAATGGCGCCGCCACCAACAACCGTCACCGGCCCAACCGCCGCCGATGTCGCGCTGGCACTGCCAGCCGCATTGGTCGCCGTCACCGTCACCGTGATCATGGCGGCCAGGTCCGCCGTCACCAGCAAGTAAAGGCTCGAGGTGGCGCCCGATATGTTCACCCCGCCACGCTTCCACTGGAACGTGTAGGTCGCCGCCGTTCCTGACCACGTCCCGACCGACACCGCCAGCGTCTGGCCGACCTGCGTCGTTCCCGTAATGACAGGCGGCGAGGTGTTGGCCGGGATCACCGGCGGCCCAAACAGCGTGCCCGAGGTGTCGAACACCGGCCGGCCGCCAAACGCCACCGGCACCACCGGCATGCCGTAGCCGCTGGTCGACACAGTTACCGCCATGCCGAACGGCGCCGCCGCGGCGCTCACCGGCAGGCCGTAGTTGGCAACGACAATAACCGGCAGCCCCTGCGCCATCAGACCAGTCCCCCATTGCCTCGCTGTTGCGCCGCCATCTGCCGCTCGTTGGCCTTGTTAACCGCGTCTTGCTGCTTGATGTGGATCGCGGCCTGCGCCTTCTGACGGTCCAACTCCATCTTCTGGCTGTTCTCCATCATGTGGGCCTGATGCGCCTCGCGGTTCTCCATCGCCTTGAGGTTCTGCACCGCAGCCTTGCCCTCGCCGTCGCGCGCCTTGGCGTTCAGCTCTTCCTGCTTCATGGCGAGCTGCGCCTCCAGCTCCCATTTCTTGTGTGTGTCTTTCTGCTCGAGTTCCTTCACCTTCAACAGCGCGTCAGCCTGGTTCTTCTGCTTCGCCGTCTCCTGCTTCATGCCCTCGATCTGCAGCAGGATGCGGTGCTGTGCCGTTGTCGGATCCTCACCCTTGCCCTGCTGGCCCTTAGCCTGCATCTGCTCGACTAAGCCATCGATCTGGCCATCCAGAGCCCGGCCGGCGCGGTACGGCGCCAGCGCGAACTTCAGCACCTCGCCGCAGAACTCCGCGGTCTGCGGCTCCGCGGTGATCATCTGCGACAGTTGCGGCAGCAGCGTCGACAGCATGCCAACGAACTCGGTGCGACGCTGCTTCTCGGCGTTCTCGTCCGCCATGATCGTCGAGTCAGTCTCAATGTCGAGCACGAACGATTTGGCGCGGTTGTCTTTCAGGAATTTTAGCACCTGGTCAGTGGTCGGCTCCTCGGCGAGCTGCTGCAGCTCGGTAACCTGTTTCTGGATCTGCTGGTTGAGCTGCGTGGTCGGGTCCGGCGGTGGCGGTGCAGCTGGTGTCGCGCCTTGCGGCGGCTGTTGCGGCGGCGGCTGTTGCTGCAACTGCTGCAGTTGCGCCATGTTCTGCTCGATCTGGAATTTTAACTGCCTGGCCTTCTTAAGTTGCATCTCCTTGGTCGGCAGCTGGGTCTGGCTCATCTCGATGATCGTCACGTCCTTGAACTTTTCCGTGATGATCTCGCTGGTGATCTCCACCAGATCCTTGGCAAACCGCACCATCTCCTGCTGCTTGTCGCGGATGCGTGTCGATCCGTATTGCGTTTTTAGCTGCTGCGCGCCGAGCGTCTCGTTCGGGTCAGTGGCGCCGCGCATGATGTCGCTCAGACCCATGATCTGGTAGATATCCTCGATGATCTGCTTGCGCAGCGTCACCAGGTGCAGAATGGTCTGCGCTATCTGGTCGATAGGCATCCACAGGATGATATCCTTGGACTGCCCGAACGCCGCCCAGTTGGAGATCGGCACCATCACCTCATTAGGCGAATTGAGCTTCAGCGCAGTCTGGATTGCGTCCGCTGCCTCACCACCGCCGGCGGGATAGAACCCCTTGACCTGCAGCGCGTCTGAGAGGGCGTGGATGCGCCCGGTCAGCATGTTGATTTCGTTGAGCTGATCCTCGTACTGCAGCACGTCGGGCACCGGGATCAGCGAGCCACGCTGCACTGTGCCGTAACAGGGTTTCGGACACGGGAAAAAATTTTGCAGATCGAGGTGGGCATCGTCCTCATCGAGAATGTCCTCGCAGCCCTCGGCGACCCACACCACGCGCCGCGACCCTTTGTCCCAGATCTCCCAGAACTTGGCGCGCTCGCGGTTGTCGGCGCCGCCGATCTCCTTGCTCTCCTTGTCGACCTTGTACTCAGCCTCCTGATAGCAGTCGCCGGAGTATTCCTTGAACCGCTTTCTAGCCTCGCTGCGCGTCAGATACGAAGCAGCAGCAACCCATGTCACCTCACGCCAGTTGCGCGATATCGAGTGCAGGAAATCGCGCCTGCCCTTGAAATCGATGCAGACCTTTTCGTGGTCATAGTCACTGTCGCCCTTGCCGCTCTCGTAACGGCACCACGCCACGCCGCGGCTGTTCATGGACAGATCATCGCGCACCAGCAGCATCAGGTCGTTGACGCGGGCCAGATCAAAGGCGACGTTGCAGCATCGCTCCATCACCTCGGAAGCCTGCTGATACACCGGCCGCCTATCCTTGAATTTCGGCACCACCACCGGGATCGGCGGCTTGGCGTAGATGCTCGGCTTGAGCACTTCGCAATTGGCCCAGAACATTTGAAATTCGCGGTCGCGCTCATTCTGCGACAGTCGCTCGAGGTTGGCGTATTTTCTGTCATAGCGGTCGCAGTAGTCATTCCACGTCTCGAAGGCGTCCTCGCTCTCGGTCAGCAAGTTGATCCACGCCTTGGCGCTCTTCGGCTCGATCGCCGGGTTGTATTCATGATCTTCCGAGCGGAGATCGTCCTCATGGGGCTTCTGGTCATATTCAGCCATAGACGATGAACCTCACCAACAGGACGAGCGCGATCGCCAAGACGGTGCCGATCACATACCAGCTCAACGGGATGTTGTCTGGTGCCCTCATAGCGACAGCCTCCTCGGCTCACGCGGCGGCGGGATCCGCAAATCGTGCCAGCCCAGCAGTTTCGGCGCCTTCGCCACGACCCGCGGCGCCGCGCGGTAGCTCATCGCCAGGTAGCGAAAGGCATCGGCCGGATGCGACGTCCAGTCGTGCAGCGCGGTCGGCTTGAAGCATTTACGATCGTCGTCCCACTCGCGCCGGTACTGCTCGAGCGCGTCGACGCCGTTCTCTTCGCAACGAGGATGGAATACGCACAGAGGTAGGGTTCGGCGCACGGCGTTGATCCCATCATCAACCGATGCAAGTGGGACCAGCCGCGGGTGCAGGCCGAGCGATGACATCGTCTCAACGCGCGTTCTCCCCGATCCCCATTCTTTGATCTTGGCGTCGTGCGGAACGTAGTCGTCGCCGTGGATCCAGCCGCGTTCCTGGTACAGCTTCATCAGGTGGTCGCGGTAATGTTCGACGCCAACGCCGCTGTTCTTGTAGTGATCGAGGATAACCAGTTGCGCGCCCTGCGCCTGATACATCCAGATGCTTGTGTCATCGCCGACGCCGAGATCCCAGCAGCTATGCACAGGTCGATCGGGCAAGGCTTCGCACTCGACGATGCGTCCCTCGGCACGCACCGCCTGCATTTCGCTGGCATAGAACGCACCTATGTTGAAGGTGGCGTTGAAGCTACACATCATCTCCTGCTCATACAGCGCGCGACCCTGGTCGGCGCCGTACAGCGCGATCATTTCTCGCTGGGCTTCGGCAAGAGCCTCGTGTGAGAGAGCAGCCGTTGCTGTGACGGGGAGTTGCTCGGCGAACCATCCTGGAGTTCGCTTGGCGTGTTCGAATAGTTGAAGTAGATGATTGCGTCCGCGGGGAGTGCCGATGAACGCGGCCCATCCGTTGTTTTCTT